TGGACTGTGCCACCTGTGCGAGTGACAGTAGCAAGGTTATAGACCTGAGTATCATCAAAGACCCATTTAACGTCAAAGTAGCCAATGGCTGTGCCATTATCGTTAAAGACCACTGGAGTGCCTGCTACGGATGAAACAGTCAAGTTTCTATCTTGGAAAGCAACGCGCCCTGAGTGATCCATATAGATAGCCCCATACTCAGTTGTAGCCACAGTCTGCAAGGCTTGAAGGGCTGTTCTCTGGGTTGCTGGATCGGCTTGGACTGTAGTTTGTCCGGTGTCAATGTCTCGCAGTGCAACAGGCCAGCCGATAGTGTCTAGAATCTTGCCAATACGAACGCCTGTGGTTTCGCCTGCAACAGCCCCAGTAACCCCAAAGAATTGTGCATTCTGGAATAGACGGAAGCCATCTACCGCTGTAATAGTTGTATAAACAATATCGCCATTAAACTTAGGTGTGGAAGTGTTATAGCCAGTTATATACCCTGCAAAGATTGGATAAGTTACTCCCAAGTAAGTTGCAGTAATAGTCATCTTACGCATTGGGTTTAGGTAAGTGTAATAAGGGGATGCTGGGTTCTGAGGGTTAAAGTCACCATTCTGATCTAGCAAGCGGATCGAAGCTGTGCCTGTCTGGAATTGCTCAGAGGAGATATTGCGCCCACGATTAGTATTAACGCTATCTAGAAGGTTGGATACATCTACGACAAGGCTAGAGGCTGAATCTGATAAGACATCTCCACCGTCTAGGGTCGAAGTACCTAAGACAAACGGATAGCCAAAACTCGCTCCAGTAGAGAAGTCAATAATTACATTGATGACTGGTCTGGTCATAATGCTCCAGCAGTAGTAAGCAAGTCACCACGCTTATTTAGGCTGATAACTGCATTCTGGATCATTGTCGTTAATTCTTCTGGGTTAGCAATCGTGCCTGCATTAACTATTACATTCACGCCACCATTATTTTGAGCACCTGGGAAACCGCTGGAAGCATAGTTGCCTGCTGTAGATGAATAACCGCCACCGACTACAGGAACAAAGCTGCCTGCTGCAAGCATCGAAAGAAGTGAAGGAGTGCCAGAGGCTGTGCCTGTGCCTGTAACCGCTGCTGTGCTAGTGCCTGTGGCACCAGTCATAAACTTTAACTTAGCAATAGCAGCATCAAGGTTGGCTAAGTTGATTAGATCCTTGGGAAGTATTGAATCAAGAATGCCTTTAATCTCAGTTAATTTAAGACTTTGACCACTAAGAGCACCAAGCACTCCAAGGTCTGCATTGAGTTTAGCCGTTGCATTATTTATGGCATTAACATCCTTGGAGGCTATTGCATCTTCTAGATCCAGAATAGACTGCTTAACCTCTAGGCGAGCAAGGTCGTTAGTAATTTGTAGCAGTTGCGCTTGGCTAGTTACCTTGCCCAGTTGCTCGGCTGCATTCTTCTCAGCTGCGGCTAACTGGATCTTCTCCATGTCAAAAACATTAGATCCCTTGCCAAGGGCTAGGTTAGCCTTGTCAATGGCTGCCTTTAACTGCTTGGCTTTTAGTTGCTTTAATTCTTCTGCTGTTATTTTCTTGGTAGTTTTAAGAGTGATAATCGCATAATTAGATTCTAACTCTGCAAGGTGAGCAAGGCCATTCATAGCGCGAGCAGCTGCTGCTTCTTGCTTCTTTCTTTCAGCCGCACCAATCTTGCTTAAAATACCTAAGCCTGTTGCTTGCATAGCAAACTTAAGTCCGGGCAGATTAACTGCTGCTGGGATGCTCTTTAACGCTTCTAATAATACGCCTACGCCTCTAATTGCATCGGCAGTAAAGAGAGCAAAGTCCTCCATGCCCTTAGCAAGATCATCGACTGTTGTGTCATCGCTCAAACCCTTGAGTGCATCTATGATGCCTTTACCGATGATCTCTTGCACATTGGCAGATGCTACAGATAACTTATCCATCGAACCTTGGAAGGTGTTGGCTGAAGCAGTTGCTGCACCGGCAAAGGTAGTGGAGAGTTGATTCATTACCTCATCAAAGGACTTAGCCTTTAGATCAGCCTTTGAGATGCCTACGCCTAATTTGCCAAGGGCTGTGTTATTGCCTAGGTATGCCTTTGTAATTGCGCCTGTGACGCTCTGTAAGTCTTTGCCAGTCGATGCGGAGATATCTAAAGCGATCTGCAATAACTTCTGTGACTGGGCTGTGTCTCCTGTTGCTACAGCTAGTGCCTGATAAGCAGGGCGCAGTTTGTCATCGACTACACCAAACTCGCTTTGTAACTTCTGGATAAAGTCCTCAGCAGCGGCTGCATCTCGACCTAGCCCGACATTCTTGAGAGCTAGTGCTAGTTGTTTCTGTGCTTTTTCATCGGCTGCTGCTGCCTTGACTGAAGCCTTAGCGTAAGCCAAAAGTTGTTGTCCACCAAAAGCAAGACCTAAAGTGCCTGCCAGTTTTTTAACATTCTTGGACATTTTATCTGTGGCAGTCTCAGCCTGCTTAAAGGCTTTTTTACCAGTGAACTCCGCTGCAATATCTATCTTGACATCGGCTGCCATTATTTATATCCCATCGCTGCTTCGAACTTCTTCTTGGATTCTTCAATAGCTTTTACAACAGCAGCTGTGGTCTTGCCACCATCTTCTGCCCATGCGCGAAAGATTGCGCGACCTTTCATCTTTTGAGATGCGCGCCCTCTTTCACCTTGACCGCGAACATAGGCATTAACGATCTGCCCATGCTGATTCATGGCTTCAATAAATTGTTGTCCAGCGCGAGGATTGTTACTCAATGATTCGTTTTTACTACCGGAGCGAATTGTCTTTCCAAAGTTTTTGTGTCCGGGTGCAACGACTTTAGCCAGCGGAGCCTGCTGTCTGCCCTGTGGGTTTTTACGACCAGCAGTTTCATAGATTGCACCAGCTGCTGAGGCATTAACGATACGAGCTAATGATCGCCAACCTTTATTGTTTGGCTTAGATGGTGTTGCTTTGTACCCAATGCCACCTTTGGCAGATGAAGATGACCATGCACGATTAGCCCATGTACCATTGCTTGAAGCATTAGCCCAGCCGCTTAGGGGAGCAGTTGAAGGAATAAATCCTTTAGCCTTGGCAGTGATAGGCTTTAAGATCGCGCCTAATTCTTTCTGGGTTTCTTTAGCAAGATCAGGAGCAAACTTACGCAAGGCTTTGCGGAGTTCAACGGCGCCCTTTACGCTTGCTGGCATCGTCTACCTCCTTCGCTTCATCTCTGAGACCTTGCAGGAGTGCATCTAGCATGGTCTTATCTAGTTCTAACAGTTGCTGTGGCGCGATCGCCAACCTAATGCTCAAGCGAGCAATGAGGTAGGTGAATGGAAGATCGCGCTTTAAGCTAAAGGGTCGGAGTCCTCGACAGTTACTGAGCGTAACGTTTCGATAAAGTCCAACCCGAAAGGCTTAACAGTTTCACCTGACCTGCGTGTTACTTCCCATGCTAGCCAATAGACATCGCTTTGCTTTTCTTCATCGCGAAACGCCTTATGGAAGCCCTTTTTAGCGTACTGCTCAAACGAATACTCCACTGCTGGAGTGATCTCGCCTTCTAGTACGCTTCCATCTTGTCGAACTATCTTTAGTCTTGCCATGGTTTGCCCCTTTGTTTAGTTGTTTAGAATGTGCCTGTAGTGGCTACTGCAACAGTTGAGTTAGCAGTGAATGTGATTGACTGTGTACCAATATCGCCAACAGCACCGTTGATGTCTGTTGTGTTATTGACTAGCAATGAGACAGTATAAAGAGGGTTTGTAGCAGATACTGCTGTTCCCTTTGTTTGTAGGAATACACAGGTGACTGTGGTTCCCCATGCTGCCTGTAGTGTTGCCAATACGTTTGCAGATGCTGTGTCGTTTAAGAAGTCGATTGTCACTGTAGATGACTCAAGACCCTTGACAAACTTGTGTGAACTGTCACCCATTGCAGTAACTTCTAGTTCATCGAATACGCGGTTGATTGTTACTGCTGTAACATGGTCTGAAAGATCGACTGTGTTGATCTTCACGCCCACATTGTTATTTAGAAATACAGCCATGAGATTATTCCTCGTCTTTCTTAGTAGTTACTGGCTTTGGTGCTGGGGTGCTAACCTGCCCGATTTTCTTCAGGAAGGCTTCATTCTCTTTTTCCCACTCGGACATATTAACTCCAACTCGTTAGGATACTGACTGACATCTCGCAGCTGAGTAGGTCTCCCGATCCAGCATTAAGAATACTTGGTGCGCTTACTGCGCTTACATTATACGTTAAAGATGATGCTGCTAACTTAGC